CTATTTTATGCTTATTTTAACGAATCGAAAATTAGTGGCTCGCCCATCCACATCCTGAGGCTTCACTAACAGACTGTAGGTTGCACTGCTGGGGTGACCTAGTATCTTCACAGGCACCGATCCAATAGATGAAGCGACCTCCACCATTTTCTCTAGTTCATCAGCAGGTTTATAGGCCCAACCATCCTCATATTCATGTACGATCTCTGAAGCGATGATCGCTGGCACGGTTAAAACATCATCATCGTCTACGATGATCTGGCTGTCAAGAACTGCAGCGTCAAACCCTATATAACGATAATTGTCGCCTTCAATCTTCCGTTTGATTTCAGCACAATATGCTTCAGCATCATCTTTATCTTGGTTTTTGGATACACAGTCCTCAAAGTCTTTATATTCGCCAAAAGGCATTTCATTCACTCTCTTAAACTTTTTTTTCACATTTACAACTATTTAGTTGACAGGTTATGTTACCTTTACCATCTTCATGGCAAACACTTGTAATCGGTGAACAGCATTTATCACATTTATGTATAAGATTCATTCTTTATCTTTTCCCACTCTTCAAAAACCAAGTTTCCTTTATCATCATAACCCATGTTTAATATCCAAGATGCTTCTTCAAGAGGAACAACGTTGTGTTGATCATTGAGGTGTAACGTTTCGGTTTTTACTGGTTCAATAATTTCACTTGACATTTTTACCAAACCATTTTCTTATTGTTGGATTAACATATTGCCAGCCTTTTCTCCATTGTGCATAACATTCTGCAAATCCTTCTCTGAAGTCTTTACGACCTAAGTCTGAAGGCATTTCTACTTGATTAGTCCACCAAATACGTCGCCAATCTTCATGTTGTTCCTTCGTTAAGAGAAATCGTTCCACATGATGACCGATCTCATGATTTAGGATTTCTGGTATGACCTCAGATGGTTGTCGAGAGTAAACAGTGATAATCTCTTTTCCTGACTTCTTCCAAGTACAAATATTTCCACGAGTAACAGTGATGATTTTTTTTGTTCGTGTTTTTCGTGTTCGTTTAGGCGGAGGCGCATTAATTAATTGAACGGTTTCAAGATCTTTTAAATGTTCTTTTGGGGCTTTTTCAAGGGTGTTTATGAAACTTTGTTGTTGTGACTCATTGGGTTTATTTATAATAAGAATTTTTGTGTTTTCAACTTCTCCCTTTTCAACAAAACGAGCTTTACGTTTATGTTTCCGCGCATAATAGTCAAAGACAGTATCGTATTCATCTGTAGGTTGTAATTCAATATAATATTGAATGATTTGTGTTTGTCTTCTTAATCGACATCTACAGTTTGGATGAACCAACCCATCACCGTCATCAGGACCCCCAATAGTGTTCTCATCTAGAATAACTAGGTTTGGGAAGGGTTGACGTAAAAAGTCTCCTGTCCATGAGGAGCCTTCAAGTTCTTCACATGATTCACAGACACGAGTATCTAGAACAGCATCAAAGTCCCACATGTCATTGACACTGAAGAAAGAGATTTTACCTCTATACTCAAGAGGAATACGGGCTAGAGCATCAAATGTTGGAACCACTACTTGAGCTAAATGTGTGAGATATGAGGTTAATAGGCGACCTGCTGGTTCACGTTTAAGTGTAGCTAATAAACTCTGTTGCTTATGGAATGTGTCAACCGCTTCAACAACTTTAATGATCTGTATGATCTGACTCAGCGCCTTGTTCCTCCTTCTTGCCGCCCATCCGCTTCACAAAATAGCCTTCACCCTGCTCTTCCATGCCTCTGCTCTTCAACTTTGCTCCCTCACCATTCTTCAAGGGATCGAGGTTCTCATCAGCACGAACCTCATCAATAAGCTCAAAACCACTATTCCACTCCACCACATAGTTTTTCGCTGTGCGATGACGATAATCTCGTCGAGTAACCCTGCGCAACATGTTCTTTAACAGTTTCACATGATAACTATCCACGGTCTTATCTATAGCTACTTTAATAAGGGTGATCTGTCCGCTCTCTGTAAGTTTATCAATTACCCACCGTACCACTGAATCTAGTTTACTTTGCTCTCGACTGATAACTTTATAATAATGCTCCACATTAGTTTCTGAACCCACAACCGCGCCTGCCTGCGCACCGATCAACTTGTCTTTTGGAATACCTGTAGCTATCGCAATTTGCTCCACATTAGTCTGAAAGAATGGTGTAGGATCAAGAGCGTGACCCGCTGTTCCCTCAAACGTGAAGGTCATACCATCATTTTCCATTTTGCTGTTCTGGGCGACAAAGATGGCTGTGCGAGACATAAGGTTACGAAACGCTGCACTATCATGATATGTTTCTAACTGTTCAGGAGTGGTTCCTTCAGGGAAACCTACTACAGGGAAGCCTCCGCCTGTACGATACATCCATTGACCTGCTCCCCAACGAATATTACGGCCACAACATAAGTCATCCCATATAGGATCTAAAACACTGGCTTTATTGCTTCGTGTTTCCACAGGACACACCCGTGTATAATGCACATAAAGAAAACTGTTTCCACCTCGATTAAGCTTGTAGATTTTTGGCTCGCCGAATCGTTCACTGTTCTCATCCTCATCTTTCTCGGTTACTTCAACCTCTTTGATTTTCTGTCCGTTTTTTGTGGAGGGATACACAGCTAACTGTAGAAGCTGGCTACCTGACCGTAAAGGTTGTGAAAGCTGGTTTATAGTTTTAGCGTCATTGAACCCACCAACGATCAATGAGGAACCATAAATCCGCTCGGACTCAAGAGCCTCCGTTAAATGTTTCTTAAATTTAAGATTAACCAGCACATCCTGTACCGTGCGGTCAAGAGCGGGATCAGCTTCCTCTGTGTCAGGATCATTCACTGTAAACCATTTATCTGTGATATCTGCTGCTACACCAAAAGTTAAGAAGTGGGCGGTAGGTTCACGCTCCGCTGCGAAGGCTCGATCAAGATCTGTAATCGTGTCCCCGAAGCCTGCACCATATTTCGTGTCTACACTTGGTATTTTAATACTGTCCCCTGAAACATCAGCGCCGAAGTCAGGATGCAGCATTAATATACCATCACGGCCCACTTTGAAGCCGAGGCCCTCATTACCTTTACTAATTTTTCGCCCAGGCTTCTCTTCTTTATCACTCAAGTTTTATCACATATGTGTTAAATTAATCGGAAACTTGGCTTCCGTGGTGTTCGCTGAATAACACGATGCACCACTAAATCTGTGCTATCAAGTGCGTCATCATGTTGACCGCGTGGAAACTGAACCCATTCATTCCAGAACTCACTTCTCCGCAACAGTAAGGGATTAATTTTCACTCGTCCACTTTGAAAGTGGCTACTCATAGTGATGAACCGACTTGTTTTATCGCGTACTGTCTGCACAGGCACAATTGGGTAACCTTTCAATTCAGGCATGTTTAACAATAGTTTCTGCCAGAAGTTTGTTTCCATAAACATTTTAACATATTTATATTGGATGTGTAGAAGCGGTAGCTTCGTCCGTAAAATATCTGGGAGAGGAAGATGTTCAGCCCACACATCTACAAGGTAGCCTTGACGTGTTCGTCGATCATAAGCTAAAGTAGTAATACCAAAATAATCATGTTCACCTAGAGAAGGATCAATACCTGCATAATATTCGCAGAGAGGTCCAGGAGGCTCATCCCAAGGCTGTAACCATTCACCTTTAAGCAGTTTACCTTCCATGCCTGTAGGATCATTCTGGTATTGACAGTCAAAGAAAATAGAGCCGATTTCGTTTCGGCGTTGCTGAAGCTTCTCATAAGACCAGTAACCAGGCCACATCACTGTCTTTGATTCATCATCTATAATGGCTTTCTTCACGCTGTGATCCCATTTATCTAATAGTTCCGTGTAAATATCTACGTGGCTCCACCGTGTACCTATAACTAAGATAGCTCCATTAGGGTAAAGTGTAGGGTAAAGCACTTTCCAGAACCATGTGCGATTGCATGGAGTAGCCAGAGAAATAAACAAGN